GTCAAGAAGCACTTCGTCGATCCGGGGAGTGCCGAGAGGCCATTCATCCCGGCGAAAGTCAGGGACAACCCGTCCTTGGACTTGGAGTCGTACGTCCAGAACCTGATGAACCTCGATCCGGTCACCCGGAAGCGACTGCTCGACGGTGATTGGGACGTCACCGGGGCGGGCGGGTTCTTCAAGCGGTTCTGGTTCCCGATCGTGCCGGCAGTTGCGGGCAATCTCCGCCGTGTGGTACGCTATTGGGACCTCGCGGCGTCCGTCCCGACGGCAACGTACCCCGACCCCGACTGGTCCCGGGGGTGCAAGATGGGCGTGACGTGGCCGGGCGAGGGCAGTGACCAAGGGACCTATTACGGCATCAACATGCAAAGCATCCGGGCGGACACTGGCGACCGAGACGCGCTGATCAAGCAGACCGCACTACTAGACGGTCGGAAAGTCCCGGTCTTGTTCGAGCAGGAACCGGGATCGGCGGGCAAAGCGCAGATAGCATACTTCCAACGGATGCTCGCAGGGTTTACAGTACGCGGTATACCGAGCACGGGCGGCAAGGAGGTCCGGGCCGGCCCGCTGGCCTCACAGGCACAGGCCGGCAATGTCAAGTTGGTCGAAGGGCCATGGATCGAAGATTTCCTATCCGAGGCAGATGTGTTCCCGACGAAGGGCGTCCACGACGACACGATCGACGGTTGGGCGGGCGCATTCGAGGCGCTCACGTCGGTCGCATCCTCGAAACTCGTCAGTTGGTAAGGAGAGAGCGGCGTGGCCGATAGCACCGAAATCGCATGGGCCGTGGCGGACATCCGCGATCGGACGACCGACATCACCCTCTATCGCGACTATTACGACGGCAACCACCGCATGCCGTGGGCCACGCCGAAGTGGAACAGTTCTTTTTCGCACCTGTTCTCCCGGTTCCGGGACAACCTGTGCCCGGCTGTGGTCGATGCCAAGGCCGACCGCATCCAACTCACCGGGATCACAGCGGGCGTGCCGGCCCGGGGGGCGGCCCCGACCCCGACCGACATCGCGATCCAGCGCATCTGGCAGCGGGAGAAGTTGGAGGTTCGTCAAGGGGAAGTCCACAAGAACGCTTTGAAGGACGGGGATGCCTTCGTCATCATCTGGCCGGACAGCCTCAATCAGGCCCGCTGGTATATCCAACGCGGGGATCGGGTCGCGGCGAGGTATTCGACCGAGGTTCAGGGCGAGTTGGAGATCGCGGCCAAACTGTGGCCGGCGGAGGAGTGGGACACCGACGCGAAGACGTACTGGCGGCTCAACCTGTACTACCCGGATCGGATCGAGCGGTACATCACCAAGAACGAGATCGCCGGGGGAGACGTCCCGTCCAAGCCCGAGATGTGGGACCCGTTCGAACCCGAAGACCCGGAGTCCGCGGACGACGACGAGGGGGCACCTTCGAGCGAGGCGATCGTGGCCAACCCGTACGGGATCGTCCCGGTCTTCCCCTTCCCGAACAACGCCGATCTTGGGGCGTACGGCCGATCCGAGTTGCGCGATGTGATCCCGCTGCAGGACGCGCTCAACAAGTCGATCGCCAACATGATCATCGGCGGCGAGTTCGTGTCGTGGCCGCAACGCTACCTGATCGGGGTCGAAGTCGATGTCGACGAGGCCGGCAACCCCACCGGGCGGGAGCAGAAGCAAGCCCTAGACCGCATCATGGCGATCGGCAACCCGAATGCCAAGGCCGGCACGTTCGAGGGCGCGGACCTCGCAAAGTTCATCGCGGAGCAGGACTCCTACCGGGCCGAGATGGCGCGGATCAGCCGGACCCCGCTGCATTACCTGTTGATGACTGGCGATTTCCCGTCCGGGGAGGCACTCGGAGCGGCCGAGCGTCCCTTGATGGCGCAGGTCGACGATCGCATCCTCACCCTCCGCCCGCAGTGGCAGTCCGCGATGTCGTTCAGCCTGACGGTGGAGAACACCGTACACGAGCCGGCCGAACTCAACGCGACCTTCAAGGACACCCGGTACAAGTCGTCCGAGGCGCTGTTCGCAGAGTTGACGGCCAAAAAGGACCTTGGGGTTCCGGACGAACAACTCTGGCGCGAGATGGGGTATGACGAGGAGCAGGTGGCCGAGTTCGCGGATTTGAAGGAGCAGCGGGCGGTAGCCATGCAAGCGGCCTTCGACGCCGGCACGCCAGACACCGTGAACCCGGAAGCGGAACCGGCCGCCCCATCCTTCGGTGGCTGATCACCGCCGGGAACTCGAAGCGTACCTCACCAAGGTAGCGGCGGTCATGCTGCTCCCGGAGTGGGAGTTCTATGTCTCCGACGACCCGGCGGCCGAGTCCGCGATCCTCGACATCGAGGTAAACGAACTCCGCCACTTCGGTAAGGTCCGGATCGGGACGTTCTTCGACTACCACCCGGAAGACACCGACGAGTACCGGGCGAACGAGCAGCGGCAAGCGGTGGTCCACGAAATCTTGCACGTTAAGCACGCCCACCTGACATGGTGGTTGCAGCAGGGGACGTGGACGCAGTTCGACCTGACCCGGGTGGACAAGTACCTGATCGAGTCCGAAGTCACGCACTCACTAGAGGTCGTTATCGACTTCGCCGCCCGGCTGATCGCCCCGCAGATGCCATTGCCGCCGAAGTGGAAGGGCTGGCCGGCGGAGGAGGATAAGCGGTGACCCTTGCCGGCACCAAGCAGCCATCGATCGACGCCGCGTTCGAGGCTGGCCGGAAGAAGATCAGGGACGGGGACCTCGCCTACCAAAAGCAACTGGCCAGCGCCTACCACCACGCGATGGACCAAGTGATGAAGGAGTCAGCCCATCTGGCCACCTACATCGAGCAGCAGAAGGCGAAGGGCGCTCCCGTCTCCCCGAGTTGGCTCTCCCGCCAGACCCGGTACCTGTCCCTTCAATCTCAACTGGACGCCGCGATCCGGCAGTTCGGAGGGGCAACCGAGGGCATCCTAGAGTCCCAGAGGGCGGCTAGCGTCCGTGCCGGTTTGTCCGATTTGAGGGAGGAAGTCCTACGGGCATCCGGGCTGTCCTCCGATGGGGTGCCGGACCTCTCGGTACAGGCGTGGGGCCACCTTGACAAGGCGGCATTCGAAGCGAGCATGTCCACCCTCCTGCAGAACCGATCCCCGTTGAAGCAACTGATCGACCAGATGGGGATCGATGCCCCGGTCGCCTTCCAGCGGGCTTGGGCACAGGGACTCGCCGCCGGGCACAACCCGAAGAAGATCGCCCGGAACCTGTCCTCCAAGATACAGGGACTCACCCAAGGGCGGGCGCAGTTGATCGCCCGGACCGAGTGGCACCGCGGCGTCCGGGAAGCCCGGTCGCAAGCCTTCCAGAAGTCCCGGGTCGTCAAACGGTGGATTTGGAGGGCGGCGCTCGACGGCCGGACCTGTGGCATCTGCTACCTCATGCACGGCACCGAGCACCTGACCGAAGAGCGTCTCCCCGGCCACCCGGGGTGCCGATGCGTTATGATCCCCAAGACCGTCGACTGGTCCGAGTTGGGGGTGTCCGGGATCAAGAACACCCGCCCACCGATCGAACCCGGATCGTCAATCTTCCGCCGGCAGCCCGAACACGTCCAGAAGCGCCTGATCGGGAAGACCCGGCTAGAGATGTTCAAGAACGGAACCAAGTTGAAGGACATGGTAACGATCGCCGGGGCCGGGTCCAAGTGGGGGAAGATCGCAAAGTTCAAGCCGCTGCCGCCGAAGATCAAGGGACCGATGCCGGCGTTCCACATGGCGCAGACCGGGACGAGTATCGACTTCTCCACCTTGAAGAAGGCGCATGAAGCGATGGCGATCGTGACCAAGCACACCAACGATATCGCCCACACGTTGACCCTCGAAGAGAGCGAAGCCGTCAGTTGGTATCAGGGCGGGGCGTACCGGGACTTCAACAAGTGGGCACGGAAGACCGAACACTACGCGCCCGGAGCACCCGGGAACCCGTTCTCGACGCCGGCCGGCAACCTGACCCTCATCGCCACGTACAAAGAGAAGTTGGCCAGTCTCATTGCTGCCGTCTCCAAGGCGTCAACCCCGGAGTCGATGCTGGTCTGGCGGGGGATGAAGACCAAGACGCAAAGCCTTTCCGTGGGATCGTCCTTCATCGATCCGGCCCCGATGTCGACGACCACCGACTATCAGACCGCCGAGAACTTTGCAGGAGCGCAGAGCGGGGTCAACAACGCGGCGGTCATCCACCTGTACCTCCCGTCCGGATCGAAAGCGATCGCCGCCGACGTCGCATCCCGGGCCGGCATGGGAGAGTCTGAGGTATTGGTCGCACCCGGGTCCAAGGTGACGATCACCAAGCGTCTCCCGGACAAAGTGGTGACAAACTACCTCGGAACCCAAACGACCGTGCCGCAGTACGAAGGGATCATCACGACGCCATGACCGACGACCAGCGACCAGAACCCAAGGGACCACTGACCGAAGAACAGAAGAAAGAGCGTCTCGATCGGTTCGGATGGGACATCGACGATCTCGTAATCGAACCTCCTCCGGAAGAGGATTTGAGTCTCCCCCAAGACTGAGGGTTGACATCCGTTCGCGTACGGTTTACGCTGGTATCTTGACAAGCCCGACGCTAGAGGTTTAGACTGATGCCCGAAGTTTCTTCCCCCTCCACGACCGGTGCGACGCCGGGCACGGGTGACCCCGGGGCGAGTGGAGATCGACAGGTCACAAGCCAAGGTCCGAACGACGTCATCCGACCCGAGACGGGTGGGAATGCCGGAGGCCAGCAGCCCGCGACGGGCGAAGGCAACGATCAGCGCGGCGATACCAGTCGACGGCTCTCCAATCTGGAAGCGATGGCGGCCCGTTTCGCGACGGAACGGGACACGGCTCGACGAGAGTTGGAAGAGGAGCGGCGGAAGGCTCTCCCCGAGGAAGAGCGGAAGCGGCTCCAAGCGCTCGACGAGCGCGACAAGCAGCGGGACGCAAGGGAGAAGAACCTGATCCTTCGATACGAGATCGCCAGCCGGGCACCGCGCCTTGGCATTGTCGATCCCGAGACGGCGGTTCTCCTCTTGGAGCGCTCTTCCAAGGTCACGGTCAACGACGATCTCTCCGTCACCGGACTCGACGAGGCGTTGAAGGACCTGATCAAGGAGAAGCCCTTCCTCGTCAAGGCAACGACGCAATCCGTCGACGCCGGGGCCGGATCGGGCGGATCACGCACCGGGAACAAGCCCGGCATGAACGACATCATCCGAGGAGCGGCCCGGCGGACGACAGTTTCGCAGGGCGAATAGGATCGGGCGGTCGGCCCCTTCCGGAAAGGTAACGCGAATGCCGTACAACAACATCGTCAGCCGGGCCGACGTCCAAGCGACGATCCCGGAAGACGTGGCGGCCGAACTCACCCGCGGAGCCATCCAGCAGAGCGCTGCGATGAGCCTGTTCCGCCGGCGGGGGCTGAGCCGCAGCCAGCAGAGGGTCCCGGTCCTGTCCGTCCTCCCGACCGCCTACTTCGTGTCCGGTGATACCGGACTCAAGCAGACGACCGAGGTCAACTGGACCAACAAGTACCTCAATGTCGAGGAGTTGGCCGCCATCGTCCCGGTTCCGGAGTCGGTGGTCGAGGACATGGACTTCGACATCTGGGGCGAGGTCCGACCTCTCCTCGAAGAGGCCATCGGGATCGCGGTCGATGCGGCCGTGTTCTTCGGCGTCAACAAGCCGGCGTCGTGGCCGACCGATGTGGTCGCCGCTGCGATCGCGGCCGGCAACACCTACAACCGCGGCACCAACAACGCTGCGGCTGGCGGCATCTCGGAGGACATCAATCAGGTCCTCTCCCTCCTCGAAGCGGACGGCTTCGACGCGACCGGGGCGGTGGCCGCCCGGTCGATGCGTGGACGCCTCCGTGGCGCTCGCGACTCGCAGGGCCGCCGGCAGGACGACGTGACCCCGACGGAGGTCTTCGGCGTCCCGATCACGTACCCGATGCGCGGCCTGTGGCCGACCGGATCGGGCGCGGCCGAGGCGATCTTCGGTGACTTCAACGAGGGCATGTTCGGCGTTCGACGTGACTACACGTGGAAGGTGCTCGATCAGGCCGTGATCCAGGACAACACGGGCGTCATCATCTACAACCTCGCGCAGCAGGACATGGTTGCCCTTCGGGTGACCGCCCGCTACGCGTGGCAGGTGGCGAACGTGATCAACCGGGATCAGCCCGTCGAGGCCAGCCGGTCGCCGTTCGCGGTCCTTCGCGCTCCGTAAGCGATGGGGGGTGAACCCCCCGATTGATGGTGGTCTGGCCGGTCATCGAAGCGTCGGGCTAGATGGCCGGCTAACCACCAATCCAACCTGATCACCGGAGGAACCTCGAATGCCCGATACCGCTCCCTACGTCAACACGACCCGGGTGCAGGTGCCGCCTCAGGCGACCGCTGCGACCGACGAGCCGACGGCGGTGATGGTCGCCCCGTTCGACGCGACGGTAACCCGCGTCTCGTACACCCCGGAAGCGGCGATGACCGGTTCCGCGACCGCCCGCTTCATGCGGCTCCGCAACCACGGTTCGACCGGGGCGCTCGGAGTGACGATCGCGGAGAAGGAACTCGTCGCCGGCCAGAACCCGGCGGCCTTCGACGAATACGACATCACCCTTTCCGCTACCCCGGCCAACCGGGACGTCGCGCAGGGGGACGTCATCGAGTGGTTCAGTGATGCCATCTCGACCGGGATCGCGGACCCGGGTGGCATCGTCACGATCGAGTTCACCCGGCGCTAGCCGGCAGCCGGTTTCCGGCAGAAAGGACCAACATGGCCGAGTCCAAGCCGAGTGCCAAGTCCGACGCGGGCCGGGCACAGGCGCAGAAGACCTTCGACGACTGGAACGAGCAGGGCGCACGTGGCGTCCCGGTCGATCCGACGCCGAACGAGAACTACACCGTGGCGGGCGTCACGGCCGGTGCTCCGACTCCCGAGACGGACATCGACGCCGAGGCCGAGGCCGCGGGTCACGCCGGACCCCTTGCAGCCGCGGCGGCCGAGGCCGAGGCCGTCAAGGACGCGACCAAGTAGGGTCCCTTCCCGGATCGGTGGCCGGGCCGGACGTGGACCCAAGGGGCAGGATCGGACTGGTCGCCGGTCCTGCCCCATCCCTAGGGAGTTGAGATGATCGAGTCGGAAGCGAAAGCGAAACTCGCAGACCTCGTTGCTGCGACCGTGTTCCCCGCACTCGATGACTCCACGCTCGATCGCCTGATCCGGGAAGCCCGGCGGGTGGATGTCAACGACTATTACCCTTCGGATGACACCGAGTG